CAATCCGACTCACGGCGGTTTGAGCCTGAAGCCGGGAACCGTTGTCGAGGACGGCGAATTCAAAGGCGCGAAAATCTTCGATGGCGTTATCATGGACCGGAACTCCCGGGCGATCGGCCTGCGAATTCTCGGCGAAGGAAACGACTTTCAGGACATCTCGGCATTCAACGCGGACCTCGCCTACGAACCGCGCTGGTCCGACCAGGGCCGCGGCATCCCGCGAATCGCCGTCTCATCCCTGACATGGTTCGACCTGCAGGACATTCACGATTTCACGAAAGCTGGCGTCAAACGCGCCAGCAACGTCGGCATTCTCATCAAAAACGCGGAAGGCGAAGCGACGAACGACGCGAACGTTATCACGGCGGATGAGATTCTCGACAATGGGCAAGAACCAATCGACGGCGGCAGTCTCTCGGACCGCAAAGTGGCAGTCGAAGAACTCGGGCAGGGCGGGGAAACCTACTACCTGAACAGCAGTGAAGGTGAGGAAATGGTTCCGTTCCATTTCAAAAATCCTCATCCGAATACAGAAGCCTTCATTGAGCGCGCGCAACGCGGCGCAATCTCGTCAGTCGGCTGGTTCGCGGAACTGCTCGATCTCAAGTCCACTGGCCGCGCGCCAAGCCGAATCCTGACTGACCTTGCGAATCAAACCATCTGGGCTCGGCAGCGGACCGGCTATCGCCGCTGGAAACGCGCAGTGGGCTACGCGATCGCGAAGGGAATGAAGATCGGCCAGGTGCCGAAGAACAACGACGGATTTGACCCCTACTTGTGGGAACCGGGATTGCCGAAACCTCTCCAAGTGGATGCCGGCAACGACGCGCAAGCGGACCGCGAAAGCCTGAAGCTGGGCACAACGACCGAAGCGATTCTCGCGCAGAAAAACCACGGCTTGCACCGGAGCGAGATCAAACGCATCCGCGCGCAGGAGATCCGGGACAACATCGCGCTCGCAAAATCCATCGCCGAAGAGAGCGGCCTTCCGCTCGAACGGTGCTTGGAACTGATCGAACAACGCTCCCCGAATCCGATCGCGCAACAGCAACAGAAACCGGCGGCAAAGGAACCGGCGAAATGAAGAACTCATCCGCGCAGGCAGAGGTGCAAATCATGCGCGAAGCGCGCGGTCTTCTTATCGCTCTAGCCGTAGGATTTCTGGCCGTCGCATTGACCGGCTTTGTTTGGAGGATGCTTAACGAATAACGATTTTTATGAAACGATTTTACCCTCGATTGAAACGAACCGGGCTTTTTCTGAGCCTGATTGCCTCTCTCGCGCTGCTTTACGCCGCAGACCCGAAGATTCCCAACGTCACCGTCACCGTCTCGGACTTCACGCTCGACTACGCGCCTGACGGCAAAACGGTAACGCTCATGCCTGCCAGCGGCGGCTCGACCTTCTCGGGAACGAGCGACTCCGATGGCGTTGTGAACTTCCTTCGCGTCACGCCCGGCCAATACACGCTCACGATTTCCGGCATCGGCCTGGACCCGCTCACGTTGCAGGTTCCGAATTCAACGAACGATATTTCGGCGAGTAATCTTGTTATCAGCGCATGGACGCCTCCGAGCGGTGCGAGGTATGCCGGCGCGACGGACAATCTGCGAGACCTGTCGCGCAGGCTCTCGATTGTGGATGATGCGTTGCTCCTGGACGGCGCAGCGGTCGGAGGCGGCGACACGGTTTGGACGAATGAGGGAAACCAGATTCACCCTTCATATTCCGGCGGAACCACGACGAACGTCGTTTCCTCCAAGCTCCTGGTTCACGGTGCGACGTATTCCAACGCGGGCGATTTCATTAATTATTCCACCAACGCGGACTCTCTTGGATGGGCGTACTACTCGGACGTGGCAATCGGAGTTTTTGGAGAAGCGTCCGGCGGGGGGGGCACAGTCAATGCCGGGGCGAACGTCGGAGTTTATGGATATGGTGGAAATCGCGGCAACGTTAACGCTGGCGCGGTCGGATTTGCTGAATCGACCCGGAACGGTCAGACCAACATCGGCGTAGTAGCTACTGCCGCGCTTGAAGGAAATAGCGGCGTGTTGGTCGGCCTTTATGCTGAAGTCGATGACCCGGGATATGGCGATGATCCGCAACTTGAATCAGCAGTGCTGCTGCTGGATAACCGCGCCAGCGCGGTTCCTCTGATCGCTGCCCGCACCAACAACGGCACGACCGTTTTCAGCGTGGCCGCCAGCGGCCTGGCAAGTTCAGTCGCTGGATTCAAAAGCACCGACACCACAGTCGCCGTCTCAATCGCCACAACCGGCTGGACGAATACCTTCGGCAAGAACGCGGTGGTTTACTACGACGGAACCGCCGTGACAGCGATTGTCAAAAACAACGCCGGCACCGCGGTCTATACCAACGCGGCTGCTCTTACCGGAATGTCGAGCATCCTCCTGCAACCATCCGGCGCGGTGATTCTGAGCGGCACCGGCGTCAAAGGCCGCGCGACTCCATTCTGATGCCGCAGCCGCCCGCCAATGCCGATTGCGACCATGCCAACGTGACTGTTCAAGCCGGAATACTCCCAGCGACAAGCGCAAACTCGATGCTCGTTGTCACGATCCGGATTCACTGCCCGAGGTGCGGCTGCGATTGGGACGTGTTCCGGGTGCCGCTTGATGCGAAACAGAAATTGAAATGAACCAATGAGATTCGCCCAACTCCTTTCAGTCCTGACCGAGAAACCGCTGGCCATAACGCCCGCCGCGCACGCGAGCCTGCTCAAGTTGTTTGAAGACCATCTCGCCAAACCGCGCGGAGAATTCAAAGCTGAGCGCGAAGGCACGGACTGGTGCGGGGACAAAATCGAAATCGACCAAGCCGAGACTATCGGCGGAATCTGCTACATCCCAATCGGCGGGCCGCTCGGACGCGGGCTTGGAAGTTTCGAGAAGGGCGCTGGCGCGGTGGACTACGAAGACATCGCGGACGAACTTGACCAGTTTGAGGAAAACGACCAGGCGCGCGGTGCTATTCTGGTCTTCGATTCACCGGGCGGGATGTGCCAGGGCCTTGACGCCTGCCAGAAGCGAATCCTCGCGGTGGACAAGCCGATTCATTCCTATTCAGCCGGGATGCTTTGCAGCGCGGCCTTCGGTCTCGCCTGCGCGACGGATGGCATCTGGACAACGAGCGACTGCGACGTGGGAAGCATCGGAGTGCTTTGTTACACGATAGAAGCCAGCAAACGCTATGCGGACATGGGCTACAAACCGATCCTGATTAGCTCCGGGATTCACAAAGGGGCCGGGGCTCCGGGAATGCCGTGGACGAAGGCGCAACTCGATTTGATGCAAAACGAAGTGGACGATCTCGCGGAGGAATTTTACCAGCATGTCGAAGCCAGCCGGGGCAAGGACAACGTCTCCCGCGATGACATGCAAGGCCAGAGCTTTCGCGGCAAGGTCGCGCTACAGAAAGGTCTGATCGACGGAATTGTTTCCGGCCTTGAGGACGTGGCAGCGATGCTCTAAAGAGCGGACATCACTTGCCGGAGAAAACAATATTGTTGGTTTCGAGCTTGTCCGGGTAGTGGTTGGTGATGATTTTCCACTCATCATCGGTCAAGCGCACAATGAATACTCCGCTTTTCCAGTGCAGGTAGGCGCGATTAGAGATTGTGAGAAACGGAGTTTCAAATGAGTTGCTCAGGATTAAAAAGTTAGTGGCATCATGGGACAATTCATTGGTCCTATCGTGCGCAATGGTTATGCCCAACACTGCGCAGGCAGCAGCCGCCAACCCTAATTTTATCCGACATCTGTTCATTCCCGCATGTTGACCTTCCCCTTTGCCGTGAACAAGAAACTCCTTTCCCTTCTCTCCATAGCAATCCCTCTGGCAGTTCTCTCCCTGCCAACCGGGACTCCCATCGGTGACGTGACTCTGGCCTGGGACAATGACAAGCCGAGCACCAATCAGGGATTCAAACTTTACTTCAGCGCTAACGCGAGCACGCCGATGACTAACTGGACCGTGCTGACGAACATCTCCGGCCTCCGAAGCAATGCGACCGTGCGCGTGGTTCCAGGCGCCGCGTTCTTCGCAATCACAGCAACCAATCTCTGGGGTGAATCGTCTTTTTCAAACGTCGCCTCGACTCCGGCCCTGCCGAGCAGCGACGGTAATTTGACGATCACGGGCGTGCGTTAAGGCGGGTCGTAAAATTCTGGCGCAACTTCCCACGCATCGCCAGTGAAGCCAGCGGCCTCCGCTCGCTTAATGAAGCAAGTCGGGCAGAGCATCGGATCGGAAGTGGTTTCGCCATTCGGTCTGCAAACCCGGTTCCATATTTTGCTTGGAGCGAACCAACAAACGTTTTCCAGACCGCATTCTTCGCAAATTTTCTCTGGATGCATAGCGACTCCTGTTGACGCCCCACGGCAGGCAGAATGTCTGCACCTACTCTGCCGTCTTTTATAGAACGCGCGATGGCTTTCTTCGGTAAAGCCGAGGCCAACCATACCGCAGCCGAATCCCTCACCGCAGCCGACGCCAAGATTGCCGCGCTCGAATTCGAGAACGCCAAGCTGAAAGTCGCAGCGACGGAAGCCGAGACTCGCATCACGGCGTTGACCAGCGAAGTCGAGACCGCGAAAGCGGCCACCGTCGCCAAGGAAGGCGAGATCGTCACGCTCAAGGCGGAACTCGAAACGGCCAAAGGCAAAGCCAACGCGGTCATCGCATCGCAGGGACTCGAATCCGAGAAACTTCCCCCGCTCGATACTCGCGCAAGCGGAGACAGCAAAACCGAGCTGTCCATGACCGACCGATGCCTCGCGGCAAAGGCCAAGGAAGACGCCCGCAACTAACCAACTTTCGGTAGCAGCAACCAAAACCAAATCAACATATGGGTATCGCAACAATTTCAAACCTCTGGACTCCGGCAATCTGGATTCAGGGAATGCGCGAACGGCAGGCAACCTTTCCGTCCGTTCTCAACTCCGGCGTCGCAATCAGCAACGTCATCTTTGACGGCATCGCTGCCGGCGCGGGTGTAAGCGCGAACGTGCCATTTTTCCTGGACATCAGCGATCAATCAGATGCGCCAGCCGTGGAAAATACGGCGCCTTCAATTCAGGGAATCACCAGCGGCTTGCAGATCGCTCCGATCTTG